GGAGACTGGGGCGGCCTGTTGGGTTTTTGGGCTATCGAAGCGCACCCCAGTGCATAAATAGCACCCCCTCATCGAGCAGTTAGCATTGATGTGCCTAGTCTAGTACTTACGCATCTCGTGCGGCGGAGGATGGGGTCCACGTAACGGTCAAGACACCTACGTAGTACGACGCTCATATATTTGGTTTTCAGCTTTAAATTTGTTCAAACAACCTTGTTCACACTTTTATTGTTCTCAAGTATTTTGCGTTCTTCTGCCCTGGCATGGTACTGCTACCTCTTAAACTCATCATGTCGAGAAAAATAGCTAACGAAACGGATGAGAGTCAGAGCAGCTACGTAGGAGTACGATCGAGTGGTGTCAGTGTATCAAAACACAAAACAATCGAATTATCAAAACACAAAACAACAGAAACACGCGAGAAAGGATATCAAGTAAGATTGCGCAAGGCTGGAGCTTTGGGAGAAAGGGACTTCCAACAGGAGGCGGTTGACAAACGAATCGCTTTCAAGGACAGCGCTCGTAGAAAGAAGACAGACGGGCGTCTTGTTGGACATCAGCGACCGAAGGCTGCAGTGTTCGGAGATGTGAAACAGAAGGCGTATTGGAAGCTTGGTTGGGGAGACAACAGCGCCCTTTTCCAACAGCATGGGAAGTCCACGTCTTCCTTGTCCGGAGCCAAGACCACCGAACTCATCCGAGAGTTGGGTAACAGAGGTGCTTCTGAACTTTCGTCTGCACGCAACACTCAGCGTTTGTCCAATTCAGGACTGGTACTGAAGACATCCCCCGGACCACCGAGCAGTGTGACCACCGATGCAGGAAAACAGATTGCTGTCAGCGAGAAGACCGCGTGGAACTTGCGGGATCAATTTGGGTGGGATGTGGACATGGCGAATGTCGATAGTGCCGAGCTCACCGAAGCCGAGAAGGAGATGATCTTTGCCCACCGTCTCAATCAGAATAAGGATATTGCCTTGCCAGGCAGTACAAATGCGCGGCTGGGTATTCAGGTACCCTCTCCAGCCAGAGACTACAAGAAGGCACGTTGGCGTACAGTCATCCAATCAGGCGGAGTTGATGAAGAAGCTGTCATTGATCGAAATTTGGGAGTGTTCAGCAAGCGTGATGCAGTCAGGAAGGCATTGAAGAAAGAAATCACCAAGCTCAGTGGAAGATATGCACGCGAGGAGGCGTTGCATTCTAACATGTTTACTGTTGAAGAAATGAGCAAAATCTTTCCTGAATGCACTTTATCCACTGTGACGGGTTACAACCGCAGACATCGACGAAGTATTGACCATGCACTAGCCGGGGTGTTCAATCGAGGCCTCTGCAAATGCGGGTCAGTACATGTCGGGCATGTCGATTTGGGAGAAGAATTTTGTTACAATGCCACGTGGTATGACAGTTGTGTTGTGACAAGTCTCGTGGACGCTGTGGACGCTTCGACCGATGGTGGCAAAGGGCTGTCCCTTTGCAAGAATCCGCAAAACATTGGAAAAGTCGCCGGCGGAACGCAGGCCAAGAGGAGAGCCGCAAAACATGAGCTGTTGCAGGGGTTACGTGATATGACCAGGAAGACCGCTTTGATGGCCAAGTGGAATGTCCGAAGCCAGCAGTATAACCGCTTTGTTGCGCAACTGGCAAATGGGAGATTTGCAGTGCCGTTGGATCGGGTGGTGGATGTCATTGCAGGCATCACAGACCGGAAGATGACCATTCATTCAGCAACAAAGTGTGAGGAGGTGAACAGGTGGCTCGGACCCACAACCCAACAAGCACTAGGCAACAGAGCTCGGTTGCCGCCCGACGCTTGGCAACCGGAGGCAGAGATGATCATCCTCGATGTTGATGGTGTCGGCTCGCAGATAGGCACATCATGGTACCACATGGCCGCAGTTCGCAGAGGAGGACAGCATATCACCAGTGCAGACAGATCAAGCGCTAGCAATTCTTTTGCTCCAGGGAGTGGAGGATCCTCTTCCCTTCCCCATCCCCCTTCCCATCCACCATCACAGACCCCAACCGGACCAAACGGACCCACAACACCCACAGGAGGTTCAACGCCAGGTCGTTTACCTGCAGGCCCCACATCCTCCGCCGGTGGGTCCGCTGTTCCGCCAACCGCTGGCACACCAGCACCAGCAGTTCCAGGCAATTCACAGCTGCCCGGTCCCGATCCTACAGAGGAGTTGTTGAGGGGAGTCAGACGTTTTCTGACTCATTCTTTTCTGATGGGGTCGGATCCTACGGCCGCGTCCGACCGGGCAGCACAGGCCGAACTCGCGGTGAGGTTAGAAGCAGGCGTAACACCAAGCACGGGTGCGGAGTATTGGCAAACTTTGGTGGCTTCAATGGAGTTGTCGGTGGTAGCAGAACAGGTCCGCAGACGGCAGCGAG